AGTTAATACTTCGGAGATTGCAGTTGCACCTGCCAACAAACTACTCCAATCATAAGCTGATAATGTTGATAATGCTATTGCGATTGTGGCAACTGCTATACACATTGCTACAACACTAGCAAAGGTTGTTTTACCTGTCATTTTGGAAGCTGCAAATAAATCAGTAGATAATACCAACAATACGGCACCTAAGGCTGTAGCTGCTATAAGTAATGAATCTGTTGGAACCATGCTTAATACTGATAATGACACAACGATAGTACCAACCATGATAGCCATTGCTAGTACTGATTTCCAAGTATCTTTTCCCGCTACTTTGCTAGCTCCTAACATTGATACACCAAGAGCTATTAAACATGTGCCGAGCATTATCGCACCTTGTAATAGTTTATCAGCTGGGAATATACTTAATACTGCTAAAGCTCCAACTATTGTTACTATCACAGCACACATTGCTACTACTGTGCCTCCTAATTTAGCCTGCCCTTTAGCTAATTTGCCAGCTGCTCCAACAGCAAGAACCATAACAGAAAGTCCTGCAAATATGCCCATAAGTATTGTAAGCTTTTCTGGATAATCCTCTGGTAAATCCATTTTAAATAATTTCTCAAGAGCTAATACAGCAACATACATAGATGCTGCTAATGCTGCTATTGAGCCAGCAATAGAACCATTACCCATTGAAGTAGTAGATGAGGATGCTCCACCTTTTGATATATTCTTAGTTACTTTCCTAAATGAACCATTTTTGGTAAGAGCTGCTAATATTGCTGCAAGAGCTCCTAAACCGCCAAATAACCCAGCGAATATTGCTAATTTCCGCTTATAATCATCTGGTAATTCCATTTTGAACAGTTTATTCAAAGCCACAACAGCTACTAGCATGGAAACCGCTAATGCCGTTATAGTACTTCCTATTTTTGCAAAGTTACTTGTTCCTGTATTAAGCCCATTAGAAGCCACCATTAAAGCTGCTACGATAAGACCAACTATTGTACCTATGGTCTCTACAAGACTAACTGCTTTATCCATATCAGCTTCATCTTTTTTATACATCAAAGCTATAGCTATTATTGAAGCAGCAATACTTGCTATCGTAATACCAATGCTTTTAATTATTGCAGCAATGCCATAATATTTTGCAGCTTTTGATAATTTAACCATACTTTTTCCTAATCTATTAGCTAACAAGCTAAGAACTTCTGGTATAGTTCCAGCTCCCCTTTTTGCTTTTCTAAACTCTTTAATGGTCTGATTTAGTATCAAAGCAGCAGCCGCAAATGAACCAAATACCATAGCCATTGCTGTAGCAACATCATATAATCTTGTTGGGTCAGCAAATGTTAATAATAACATGCTTGCAGATATTGATACCATTAATATTCCTATTGCTTTTGCTATTTTGACCAGCTTATTAGCCTTCAAATCTTGCTGATATGCCTTAAGTACACCATTTACATTGGACAAAGTATTTGTTACTGTAGATGCTACATTAACTATTGAACTGAAAGATTTCATAGCTTTAGTAACAGCAAATATTATGGATAAGCTTCCAGCTGTACTTACCATATTAGCAAGTGACGCATTACCGAAACCTTTTTTGGTTACTTCTTTAAACCAATCTACAAAGTCACTGATGAAATCTTGGAAATTCGATACTTTATTCATAGTATCATCAAATGAGAATGCACTTGATATATTTTCCGCAAAACTACTTGTTTGCTTTGTGAAGAATCCAAAACCATTATCCGAATCCTTATCACTTTTAAGTCCACTTAATAAACCAGATAGAGCATCGCCTAATTTGTTAAACATGCTTATTGGTCCGCTAAAGTCAATAGATTCTAAAGCATCATTAATCTTGTCAAGTTTATCTTTAAATATATCAAATACATCTATTGTTTCATCTGGTATAATTTCTTTTGTATTACTTCCAAATTCTTTTACTTTCTTTGTTATATTTGGAAATGTACTGGAAATATATTTGCCAAGTTTTTGGAAAGCTTTGCTTATCTTATCAATTACTTTCTGAACAAATGATAAATTATAAGCATATTCTACAATATCTTTGATGTTCTTTATAAATTCAGCAATATAGTGTATTACTGTTTGAATACCAGAAGACATAGTTGTGAATATATTTGAGATTTTTGGAGAAGACCGAACCCATTCTGTGAATTTAGTTAATGCCCTGCCAACATATCCAGCTAATTGAAGTAATAATTCTGCTAATGAACCAACTGGTTTAGTAACTGGAGAAACTGCTCCAATTAACTTAGTGAAACCATCAATTAACAATCTTATAACATCAAAGACACCTTTGAAAGCGTCATATAATTCTTTGCTATTTTCTTCTGATAACTTGAATTTCTCAGATAACTCTTCTATTTTGGCAGCAACATTTACTATGTCGTCACCTGTAAATGTTAAGAATACATCTTTAAACGCTTTAGCAATTGGTTTTATAACAGAATATAGACCTTTAAATACGTTTTTAACAGTCTCTAAATTATAATAGAATACAGCTAATGGTTTACTTAAATCAAGATTCTTCAACCATTTATTTATAGATTTTGCAGCATCTAAGAATGTTTTTGTGAACTGTTTAGTTACTGATTTCTGGTCCCCATATGCTGTTTCCATAGCACTTGTAAATTCTGCTAAGTTTATTTTACCTTCATCTACGAATTGTGATAGTTGTTCGCTTGTGATTTCAGCATCGCCAGTTAATTCGCTTATTGCAGTTCTTGTAGAATAGCTTGCTCTTATGGTTCCATTGGTAACACCATTAATATAATCAAGTAGTGTTTTCGTAGCATCTATTCCTGAATCGGTTAGTTTATTTAAGTTTTCTTGAGAAACGGCTCCATTTTGATCAATCGTGTTGAACATGTCTGTTAGTTCATCAGTGGTCATTCCTGTCACTTTTCCCAAACCAGAAATAGCACTTGACTGCTCATCAAACACTAAAGCGCTCTTTACATCATTGATTCTTTCCCTTACGGTATTGATAAGAAGAACCAAATCACTATTCTGTTCAATTAATGGTGAGAAGAAACCAGCACCAATCCTTGCTAATGCTGATCCCATATTCGAAATAGCACCTGAGAATGTTTCGTTTGCTCTTTCTGCTGATTCACCGAATGCCCAATTCATAGCACTGGCGAATGTTTCGAAACTAATCTCACCATTTGATACCATTTCCCTAACGGTTGCCTCTGTCATTTCAGACTGTCCCTGAACCTCTTGGAAATAACTAGCAATCGTTGAAGCAGCGTTAAGACCTCTACTTGATAATTGTAATAACTGGTCTCCCATTAAACGACCATTACCGGCAACTGTCGTGAAGACTCTTGAAATACTTTCGTAATCGGAGTTTGTCATTGCAGCAACACCGGTTATACCTTTTAAGGCACTAAGCATTTGCTCTCCTGACTCCATACCAGAAGCAGCAAACTGAGCAGCAGCTTTAGCAGCTTCATCATAAGCATATGCTGTTCCATCAACTGAAGTCATAGCGTCATCCATTACAGCTTGCACTGCAGTTTCATCTTTTAATAAAGCCTGTAACTGGAAGTGAGCATTCTCAATATTTTGTGCTCTTTTTAAACCTCCACTTATAACCTTATCACTAACATAAGAAACACCCTTACTTACGATACCCATTACTCCATCTGTGATATTCTCAATAACTCTCATACCAACAATACCAAGAGTTGAGAATCTATTTTGTAATGCCTCTACACTAGCTGCTATCCCTGAAAGGTCAACGCTATTAGCTGCCTTATCTAAACTTTCGAAACTCTTTGCTGATTTTTCGAGATTAAGAGCATTTTTTAACTTATCGAGCGTTGTAAGACTTTCTTTAACCCCACTTTCAAACTGTTTATTGTCAAAGCGCATCTCAACAACTCTTTCGTCAATTGTTTGACTCATATGCTTGTAACCTCCTTCCAGGCAGCTTCTGCCATTTTATCAAATACAGGTCTTAATGCTGGATTGATATAATCTCGACCTTGAACATATCCGCCATTTCTTGTAGAATGTCCATATTGTAATATAACAGCTATATTAACGCCATTATTAATATGTGAGTTATTCCATACTATAGAAATACTGCCATTATTTTGAATTATTTCGTAACTCCAGGAAGAGGCGGTTTCTCCTGATTCAATAGGGGTGTTAGCTGATAATTCTCTTACACCTATCTCGGCGTAACGCTCTAAAACCTCCATGTAATTACGCCCAAGAGACTTTTTTAGCAATTTCTCTGTTTTTCGGAAATTACCTTTATGTATAAAACTTATCATTACTATCACCCCTATATAAAAAATTAACCAATTGCTTTCTTCATGGCTTTCTCTGATTTAGAACCATATTTGCCATCTCTGGTTAAAGCATACTTATCCTGAAATGCTTCGACTGCAAATTCAGTTTTGCTACCGTAATCACCATCGACAGTTAATGACTTACCTGCCTGGTCTCTGAACCCAAGGTAATTCAAATCCTGTTGTAAATATTTAACTTCAATTCCTGTACTACCTTTTTTAAGAGTAGGAGTTCCGGAAGCAACAGTTGGCTTTCCTGACGTAGCAGAGATACTTCTTGCAGTTGCCCCACTAACAATAATAGCAGTATGACCTTTGGTTTTTGTAACCAACACATCTCCATTACATAAGTTAACGCCAGAAGTATATGGTACTGCTTTATCAAATAATCCTGATTTCTCAAGAACCGTCTTCTCATTAACTGTTGTAAATGATCCAGGGTCTGTACCAGTTGCTTCTTTAATAACTTCTCTTACTAATGTGCCACAATCACATTCGGTCTTAGTTTTAGTGGAGATTCCATACTTAAGAATTCCTTCTCTTTGATTTTGGTCGTATCCAATATTTGCATTATTACATGCTGTTTTCATTAATGTTGCAGCCTTCGTTGCAAATACATCAGATTTTAATCTTAAAACATACCATCCTTTAGAATGAATGTAGAACGATTGCATCGATACTTCTCCACCCATATCATTTGTACTGCTTGTCTGCAACTGATCTCCAGCACTTCCGTTTTTATAACAATTTCCATGTTCGTCATGTCTTGCCGAACCAATAATGATAGCCATTTTAATCACCCCTTAGTTTTATGTTTGGCTTTTCTTGCTTCGTTTAATTTATTGTTTCTTTCATATATTTCTCTTTTTGACATCTTCTTTTTAGGTGCATTCTTTGCATTTATTACTCTTATTAATGTAAGTAACCTATTTAAATGCCACTTTTCGAATTGTACTGGTACATTAAGTGTAACCATCCAATAATATATTATCTCAGCTGTAATAATTTCTTTCTTACCACTTGATTTTGATTCTGAGAACCAAGTAGCAGTCATTGGGTCTTTTATATAATCATGTATTTCATCCATAACATTACTTGGTATGTAGTCATATATTTTAGGATCTACATTCTTAGTCAAAGTCATACATCGGATATAGTCTTTTAATTCTTCCACTGTCATATCTTTATTTTCTAAGAATGGTTTATGCCACTTACTTTCCCAATTAGATAAGGAGATTAATGAGTGCTCTAATTGAAGTTTTGTTTCTTTAACATAAACAAACATTTCTTTTTCTTCATCCCAAAATTCTTGTTTTGGAATTGTTATAGGTAACATTCTATTAACCTCCTTACTTTATTACTTTATTAACTTGCTTATTTCAGATGGAAGTTCCACACCTTCTCCTAAATTCTCAGATAGAATATTAGAAGCAACACTTTCCAAATTAACACTATTTACAGCACTTGATAAATCAGGTACTGCCGAAGTAATAGCACTTTTAATACTACTTGCATTGATTCCGCTAGAACTTGATAGTGAGATGTTTGGAAGTGATACATTTGGTATGGAAATACTAGGCATTTTTATCCCTTTCATATCTCCACCTCCATTATCTATTAATTAGCAGGGGTTGCTTCAGCAACATAGTCTTTTAATTCATCCGGGATACCTTCACGATTTTCCTGTAAAGTCTTTGTTACTTCTTTAGCAATGTCAGATGGAATAATACCGTTAACGAATGCTGCTGCTTTCTTTGCATCTGTAACTAATTCACTGAATAATTCAGAGTATGCTTCTGTTTGATAGAAGTCGAGCCAAATCTCTTCACTCTTTTCGAATTTTCTTCCATCCAAACTCTTTCTACCATAAGAACGATAAATAAGATCTTCGAAGATAGCCATGATCTTAGCTCCGTTCTTTTCTTCAGCCAATCTTAATAACACTTTGTCTAATGTATATTCCCCTGTTGTAGTCATCCATTTAATGGTTTCTGATTTGTTTAGATTGAAGTAATGTACCTCTTCTCTTACGTTGTCATCGTAATCTGTAAATTTGATTTTCTTTTCTAACATGTTTCTAACTCCTTTCCTTGATAAAAAGCTTAATAAATCAGGGGCTTCCTGATATTTTTAGAAAACCCCTGTCATTATGAATTTTAGCCAGCAACACCAAAGATCGTAACCAGTTCAGATGGTAACGGTAAATACGCGTCCTTATCTCCATCTCCATAGAGAGCTGCTTCCAGTTTAGCTAATGCTGTAGCGTCTACTTCTGTAGAATCGATCTCAACAGATGCAATTGGTTTGTAACCTTCGATAGAAATCGGGGTTGTCGATACATCATAACTGAATGTGATAGCATCCGGAGAATCATTAACTGAATCGAATCCTTTCTCAGATGGTGATGCTGAGCAGCCATAAATCAAATGCAGTTTATAACCGTAATCATCCCCTTCTGTGTCATTACCAATCTTGGTTCTGTAAGAGAAGCCAAATCCTTTACGCTTCTGCTGTCCAAGATATACACCTGTTGAAAGCTCTGCGGAACCGTCACATTCTTTCCATTCTTTAGGATATGTGTAACATTCGATTGTTAAACCTAATTCTTCAGCACTCTTCAGATTTAAATATTTCATGTTGTCAGCATATAAAGCTGTGTCTTCTGCTCCAGATGGATTCTCTGTTACATTTGTTAATCCACTCCAAGCAACTCCTTTTGGATATGCTCCATCGACCTGCGGATAAAGAACACCATGATCGACACCTGTTTCAAAAGTCCGTTTACCGGTCTCATCCCATACTAATTTCGGCATAGTATGTACCTCCTTTTAATAATATAATGTAAAAGTGAAATGATTAAGATCATCAGATTTAAATTGTCTATCTAATCTGCATTTGGGTAGAGATGTTAATTTGTTAAATAGACTGCTATCTGGATCTTCATCAATAAGAGTTATATCCCATTGTAAAGTTTGTAAATATGGTATGTTATCAGCATGCAGTACTGAATCACCACCAAGACCATATACAATACATGGGTAGTTCATTTCCATTCCAGTTGGGGGTGAATAGTAGCAGTTATTACTTCCTAACACCCCACATAAATACTCATGTAGCGCTAGACGTTTCTGCTCCAGTTCCATTATAGACACCTCCAATAGTTAAGGTAATTCGTGGGTATCCAGCTTCAACATTGCTTACTTTCCACTTAGCACCTTTCCACTTAATGTATTTTATGGAGGTGATATTTTCCTGCATGTATATATCAGAAAGTATACTGATAGAATTGTTTAACCTCAAATCATCATTTTGGTTATCTGTGCTTTGGAATTTCCTGTTATCCCAACTAATATCACCAGTATATTCTCTTTCAACCATTTGTGATTTGTATACTCCAGGTTTAACTTCCATGCTTTTAATCCAGAAGCCTACCTTTCCTGAGAATTTCATTAGAAAATCACCTCCATTTTGAAATTATCGCTTAGCCAGAAATTACTCCTTTGTTCTCAAGAATTGTTAAAGCTGAGAACGGTTTGGTTAATGCACCAGAGATTCTGGTTTCGATTAAGTACTCGTATTTGTTGAAGTCGAGATCGAAATCATCAAACAGATTTACTTCTCCGCCTTTGTCAGCACCTACATTGTAGTCTGCCAGATTGACAATGATACCAATTAATGGTAAATCAGCTTCTTCATGTTTAATTGTCTGACCTTCCATCGGTTCAACTGTAACAATGTTGGATACACGTAATGCAGTAGCCAATTCAGCTTCTGTCTTATACAGTTTGTGACCGATACCATCTTCAATTAACAGCATCTCTGTAAGAGCGTCTTCTGTCGTATAGAACGTTGGGTTACCAGAACCTTTGTAGTTCTTACGAGCACGAATAACAGCATTGATTGTTGCTTTGGCTACTTCC